GGACCATAGGTAGCACTACCAAAAGGATTAGTTGCTGTCCCTGAAATTAGGTTAAAAGGACCAGTTGGAACGCCATCTTCTCCAAATAAAATATTTGCTGTGTCTCTTCGTGCTTTTTTAAACTGTTTGCTTGGCTTATCGTCAAGCAGACCGCCTATAGAACTAAATATACCCATTTTTTATCTCCACCACTGTTTCTTTAATATTTTTATACTCTCTATACAACCTTTAGGAATGACAGTGTCAAAACCAAAAAATACTTTATCATCATGCCAACCTAAAGCTGATACAGCTTTTATATCTTCTTCTGTTTCTTCTATCACCCAACAAGGTGATTTTATTGTAGCTGTTGTCAAGTCTTTTGTTTCTTCAAACCAACCTGTATGACTACTCGTTATGTCCTTCCAGGTTATCAACACTAAAGGTTTGGTTTTCAATACTTTTAGTGTTACCTTGTCTGCCATTCATTATGCCTTGCAATAAAATTTTTTGTGACGTTTTATTTGCTGTTACCATTTCATTTCTAAAACTTTCTACTGCTGCTCCAGTTTGTATCTGTCGCTGCGAGTTCTCTACTAGTAACATAGGTAACCAAGATATTGCACAGTTCCACTCTTCAACGTGCTTTTCCGATTGTGGGTCTTTACCTGTTACTTTTATATACCAAGCACACTCAAATCTTTTGCAAGGTTTAAACTTGTTAAGAGGACAAGCGTCCTTTACTTCTGCTCTCATATTAATCTTTTGTGCAAACTATAACATTTAAATATTGCACATCAAGGTCTAGTGCAGAGCTTGTGTGAGTGTGTGTGCTACCACTACCTGTAGCAGCTGTTTGTTGTCCTGACACACCACCTCTGACGTTATCTGTACCTGAACCAAAGTTTACTTCTAAAGGTACTGCAGTAGATGTTCCAGTAAAACCACTTATTGTGTGGGTGTGAGAGGGCAGTTGTGCAATAGAAAGAGCAGTACCACCTATTGTTGCTGTTTGGCTAGCAAACGCTGTTTCAAAAGCTACCGTACCGCCAGTAGACCCACCATCCCCACTAGTTACTCGCAACGCTTTATCGTTGTTTGCAGTAGATTTAGTAAAACCTGCTGGTGCTGCTTCTTGAAAAAAGAACATAACACTACCACTAGGAATATCTCCTGACTCTACTTTTGTAGCCATAGCCGTAGCAATAGCAGAAAACTCTGTGTCAAAATCTGAACCTTTAATAACTTTGTTTGCATTACCAGAAGCAAGGTTATCTTTTGCACTAAAATCTGTTGTCTGTGTATAATTACTCATTATTATTTATCCTCTCGCCCTATTTTTACAAATAAAGATATTTGTTCCACACTTAAAGCATTACCGTTTGATACAAAAAATAAACCAATACTTAGTGTCCTTCCTGTTCTTGATGCAGATGATTTTATTTTTTCTAACGCTACACCTCCAGAAAACTCTGCTACATTATACTCTGCAACATTAAACTCTGCTAAATCACCTGCTCCTTGTATGGTTAAAGTTCTTGAGCTATTTGCTAAACCATTGTCAAAATCCCAGTCAAGCACAAGCTGTTGATTACTTGCTCCAAAAACTGTTACCCCTACATTTTTTAACATTTTAATTTTAGAGGTATCAAAATCTGCGTAGTTACTTGCCCACCTAGATGTGTATGTAGCTAGTGCAGGTGGAGAAGTAGTTGGGTCTATATCATTAAAACCTTGATACTTACCTATGTTACCTTTTTGTGCTAAAAAGGTTTCTCCTTCAAAGTATACAAAACTAAACCAATCTGTTTCTATAAACTTTGTTATTCTTGGAGTATCTTTTTCTACTAAACTATAGTTATGTATAGAAAAAATATCTCCATTCGGTGCTTTTATCCAATACTGACCTTCTTCTGGGTTATAACAAGTGCGTATTTTTGCTAAGTTTCCTGTAGGAGTATTCATACTGTCTACTAGGTCTTTTCTTACTACTTGTGTTATTTCAGTTAACTCAACTCTGTTTGTAGTAAACACTACTTGTTTTAATGACCGTATACCTGTGCTAGATAAAAAGTATATGTCATTACCTACTTGTTGTACGCTATCTCTTGCAATACAACCAATACCTTTTATTACTTGTTCTATAGATAGCGTAGCTGGTGCTTCTGGGCTATCATAAATAATAATACTATCACGCAGAAAAGCTACTAGAAAACCATCAAAAGAAGATATAGCAACTAGTTCATCAAAACCAGTAGACACAGAACCTGCGTTTCCTAGTACGTTTATCTCACCTCCACCTGTTGTCCAGCTAGTTTCATCTAGCAAAGCAGAGTAGGCTATTATATTTTTACCTATACCAGAGTGAGATTTTTGTACCCATAATCTACCAAACCCACTGTGTATGCAGTTTCCTGTAGGCACTGTACCTGCAGCTTTTGCAGCCTCAAGTTTTTGTGAGTCGTTACCTGTTCCTGTTAAATCTACTTCTGTACCTGCTGTTGCATTTGCAAAAGAAGTAGCTAATTTAAGTGTGTTATCATCTACTCTAATAACGTAGAAAATGTTGCCGTCTGTAAGACCTGCTAAAGTTGTACCCCCACTATTTTCATACTTAATAACCTCTCCTGTAAAGTAACCATGATTAGTAAAGGTAATGGTATTGTCATCTACATTTACATTTGCAACAGGTATAGTCAAATCTTTTACTGCAGATGTAATATTAGCAAAGTTGCTAGAACCAGTGTATGCAATTAGTGTGTTGCTAGACCTAGCTCCTATCACTTTATCGTTAAAGTTTACAAACTGCCAGTCATTACCAGCAGGACTGGTACTGCCTGTTATATCTTCAAAATCACCGTAGGGTGCATCTAGCTTAAATATTTTTCTAGTGCTAGATACTGTAGCTGTAGCAATTAGTTTATTACCAGAACTATTGTTAAACTGAAACAATTGCTCTATATCTGGGTACCCCTGTAACCCGACAAACTTAGCTACTACTGAACTACCACCGCCTGCTGTGCTACCAGAAGATACAGTGTCTAACACCACTATCTTGTAGCTGTTTGCATCTACAACCGTTGTAAGTGTGTGTGAAGCATTTATAACGCTTGCATCTATACCATCAGTAGCAGAAGCACCGCTAAATGTTACGGTATCTCCTACTAATCTACTATGCCCTGTATGGGCTATAGTAAGCTCTGTAGAGGCTTGTACTCCTATCTCTACATTACCGCTAGGTTGTGCAGAAATAACAGCACTAGTGACCGTTTTGAATAGCTGACTACCGTTTACGGTAGATGCTGACCCTGCTAGTGTAAGAGTTTCTGTAACTACAGTATCTGTAACATCAGTTCCAGTAATAGTAACGGTTTTACTACCATCGCTACTACCTGCGGTTGTTGCACTAAGAAATCTTGGTGCCGCAGGAGGCAAGCTACCTGCTACTAAAGTAAAAGTTGTATCAGGCTGTGCAGCTACCGCTATACCATTTGTATCTACAGCATCAGAAGCAGAGTCGGTAGTAATAGGATTGCTTCCTAATGTAAGAGCAAACTTAGCACTTGTAGACGTAAACCCTTTTCTGTTGCCTAGCCTACCTGCTGAATCATAAGCCACGTTGTTTGCTAATCTAGCATATTGTGGCTGTGCTTGTACTTGTTCTCCTTCAGTATTAAGACCAAAGATACCAGGTGCTCTTAGTATTAGTGATTGTATTTTGCTAGGCATTATTAGTAATCTCCTAGCACTGTCCAGTCACCGTTTTCACCTTGCCATTTATTATACTGCTCATATGCAACTGCATCTCCTAAAGCTTGTTGGTGTGCTTTCTGCACTTCAGAAAACTGCTCACCTTCATCTTCGCCTCTTTCTCGTATTGCTAAAGCCAACGCTCTAAGATATACAGGATTCCAAGGAACTTTAGAGTACTGGTCATCTACAGTAAAATCATCGTCAGGAACTACCACTTCTACATCAATACTATAGGCTTGGTCAGGAGTCTGATAAAACCTAATCTGTAAATCTTGAGTGTTACTATACCCTGCTACTGCATAGTGAACAGGCTCTGCTGTTTCATTATTTGTAGTTTGTGATTGTCTTCTTGCATAATCAAAAGGTACGCCCATTAAATGAACTTGGGTAGTAGTGTTAAAAACATCTACCACCCTTGTTCTTTGGTTAGTAAAAGTACCACCTTGCTGTAACGTATAGGTATGCGTTCCAGCACTTGTAGTAATAGTAATAGTCTGCTGTAGTGCAGTCCAGTTAAAAGCATCCTCTACTTCTCTTTTAGCATCATTAATAAACCTAAGAATAGCAGAAGATTGTTCTGTTTCATTAATAGTTCCTACTGTATTCTCTCGCATACGAGTAAGAATTTTATTTACCATATCCTTTACTGTAACTGCACTAGAAGACATATCCTACCCCTTTACTAGATTACTTCTCTAGGAATAACCATTACAAAAAGAGTACCAGAACCTAAGTCTATAGCACCACCAGTATTATTAGCAGCGATTACTGTTACAGTATTAGCTGCTGTTACTGCTGCTGATAGCATTAAGTCTGTTATATCTATACTCATAGAAGCCATAGCAAAGTCACCTAACTGTGCTCCAGTTACAGTAACTTCTTCTGCAGCTTCATCTCCGTCTGCAATAGACCCCCAATCT